ATAGGAAACAGTAAATTACCAACCAAAATAGTCAGTGCTGCCGCTGTTGTTCCGCCTGTACCACCATTGGCGACAGGCAAAGTTCCCGTCACATTAGTTGTAAGATTTACAAATGTAGTTGAAGTTGTTCCCGTTCCACCATTGGCAATCGGTAAAGTTCCCGTCACGCCTGTTGTAAGCGGAAGTCCCGTACAACTTGTCAAAGTGCCTGAAGAAGGCGTACCCAAAACTGGAGTTGTCAGGGTTGGACTGGTCAGTGTTTTGTTGGTTAGCGTTTCTGTACCAGCCAAAGTAGCCAAAGTACCTGTAGTCGGCAGAGTTACGGTGGTGGTGTTAGTGGCAGTAAGAGTGGTTGAAAATGCGCCAGAAGTTGTGAGGTTACCGCCAAGCGTAATGGTCTTGCTTGTGTTTGCTACGCCTGTACCGCCATTGGCTCCAAGCAATACGCCAGAAACATCTGATGTGCTGATGTCAATTGCATCAAAACTTGTGTTTGTGCCGTCTGATTTGAGGTACTTGCCGTTGGCACTTGCCTGACTTGGGGCTAACGCATTGAACGCAGCGTTAGCTGTGACTTGTCCTGTACCGCCATTAGCGATTGCCAGCGTGCCGGTCAGGTTCTGCGCTTGCACGTCAAATACGTTTGTGGCATCAGACCACACCATGATCTTGTTGCCATTGGTAATAGAGATACCTGTACCAGCAGCCGTGGTGTTGCCAATGACCGTAGAGTTATAGATCGTTATGGTGTAGCCGCTGTTGTTGTAAATAATGTATTGTTTAGACGCGGGCGGGATGTAAACGTTGGTTGCCGCAGATGCTCCGGTAAAGCGCAGCATGGCGTACACGGACTGATTTAATGCCGCGCTGGATGTTGGCCCGTTGACGTAAGTCAGGGCTTGAGAGGTGGAGGTAATTGCTACAGCCTGATAGCCTGCAACGGCTGTGTCCAGAATGTAGGCCAGATTGCTGTCCGTGGTTGCGCCCCACGCACCGGCTTGGTCGCCAGAGCCAATCAGTTCGATCCGCAGGCTTGATGAATAGGTACTTGACATGGGTTACCTTTACTGTTAATTGTTTATATTTTGCCACGTTGTGGGGGCGGTGTCATCAACTAAAACCCATGTAGTTGAAGTGTTTGTTGGGGTAGGAGTCCAAGTTATTGTCTGGCTGTCGTCGATAAGACTCCATGTAGTTGAAGTGTTCGTTGGGGTAGGAGTCCAAGTTATTGTCTGGCTATTATTAATAATATCCCAAAAAATATTAGACGGAATAAATACATCAGTCGCCGTAGCAGTTTCGGATACAAAAGTGTTAAGTATTTTTAATACAATTGGCAGGGAGTCTGTGGCTGTAGCAGTTTCAGTTATATCCGCCGCGTATATAAAACTCCAACCTGAGTTGTTACCTGCATTGACGTTTGTTACGCTAGTTGCATTAAATGCTGCACCACCAGTAGCGTTGGAGTCTTGAATTGAAAGATAGGTTACGGTGTTTGTACCGCTTGCATCTGATAGCGTTGCTTGCACTCCAGATGTTGTGCTTTGCAAATACTTTAGAGTTGTGCCAGATGTAACAAAACTTCCAACGGTGCTAGTTACTCCATCTTTAAGTTGGAGCGTTCCGTTTGTCATGGTTAGCGCCCGAGTTGAACCAAGCGTTAAAGCATCTTGACACGCCCAAGTACCACCTATTCCGTTAAACGTAACAGGAAAATCCATTGTCTTCGTATTTGAAGTTATGGTTTTTGTTCCGCTTGTTGCGCCAAATCTCATGGCATTTGTAATTGCAGTAAGCGTCATGCCTGAGGCAAGCGTTAGGTTGCCATAGATCACCCCTGTAGATGTCGCCCCCCATGTTCCAGCATATCCAGTAAAATCTACATTACAAGCTGAATCAGCGTTTGCCTGTAAAAACGCCAGCGCATAAGTTCCACCAGTAAAGTTAAAACTTATAGAGTTTGCTTCTGATAAGACGCCGGTATTAACAGTAATAGCAGTAGAGCCTGTACTTGTGACGTTAACAACCTGAGTTCCAGTTGTAGTTAATCCTGTAGCTGTTGCTGTAGTCCACACAGTACTTGTACCAGATAGCCCTTTAGTACAAGTAATACTACCCGTACCAAAAGCAATTGTTCTGGTGTTTGAGTTGGTTGAATTAAAATAACCTGTGCTTAATGTGTAAGATTGAAGGGCTAACGTGCCGCTGGTTAGTGTTGTCGTTTTAGTACTAGATGTTGTTAGCGCATCTTGTAAAGTAACTGTACCACTTGGGCTGTCAATCGTAATATTTTGAGGAAATGCTACGCCAGCACTTGTAATAGTCTGTGTTGTACGGCCTGCAAAAGTCAATGTGCTTGAAATGGTACTGCTCGTAATACCAGTACCATTTATCCAATTGCCAAAAATTAAGTTTTGACTTGTGCTTGTATTTAACGTCATAGTATTTGACGTTCTCAACGACATATCTATTGTGCCAATGTTGTAGTCATCGTTAATGGTTGTTGTTGAGCCAGATGCAGGATAAGTTGCCGCAGGGTATACAGCCGTATCTTGCGCCAATGGGAACATGGTTGCGTCTAATGCACCACCAGATGTAGCAGACCAAGAACCTGAACCGCTTGTACCCCAACTACTAGAACCAGTTTTACCATAGTAAACAGTCTTAGCCGCATCAAAAGTTATACCACTATTGTTTTTAGCATTCCCAAGTCTTGTTCCTGACGCAGGCGATGCCGCACCTGCAATAGTTATATCTCTAAAATCGGTATCAGTTAAAGATACTGCCGCACAAGTTAATGTACGTACAGTACCAGATGTATTAGAGTAAATCCATCTACGATATGCAGAAGCAGTACCAGCGCTTACTGTAAATGTTCCGTTAATTGTTTGGTTTGCGCTAAGACTTAACGAGCCAATCCCAATAGTAGTTATACCTGTTACCGATAAGTCGTTAAATGTATTTGCGCCTGTAATTGATACGGTTAAAAGAGACGTAGATGTGAACGCTACGTTGTAATAAGTAAACCCGCCACCAGTAAAAGTTATGCTTGAGTTGGTACAATTTATTGTTGATGTTCCTGCATTAAATGTAAGATTAGTTGATGTAGTAAATGTAACAGGAGTATTAGAGGATAAATTAACTGTAGAAGCATTTAAATTAATTGTTCTTACGTTTGAGTTACTTGAAAGAAAATTACGGCAAGTTACCGCATAGTTTCCTGATGGTGAAGTATCAAAAGTTCCGTTTGTGACTGTGACATCACCAAAAATTGATGCTGCTAAAGCAGAGCCAAGCGTCCAGTCACCACCGACACCATTAAAAGTAACATCTGCACCAAAAGCAACGCCATTGGTGGTTACCGTTTTTCCAGTTGTTGTTGCGTTAAATGTGGTTGTGCCTGTATACGTGCGTGTAAAGTTTGTGGCTTGAAATGTAAGACTGCCAGATACTGTTAATCCAATGCTTGTACCAGCAAGCGTCATTACCCCATCAAGACCTGACGCTGTAAAGTCATTACACACCCTTGGCGTGTTTGCCATCGTGCAAGTAAATGCAGTAAGTAATACATTTGAGTTTGCATCAAAGAATACGTTATCTGATGCAGTAGGGACAGAGGCTCCGCCTATTCCACCAGAAGTTGCAGACCAATTGGTAGTGGTTGTTGAATCCCAAGTCCCTGTGCCGAGAATCCAATATCTGTCAGCCATTACGCCTCCTAGCGGTTAACCAGCTAAGCTAAGTGTATAGGTCACATTAAGTTGGTCGCCAGATATAACAGCGCGGTCGCCGGGAGCAGAGAAGTCCGCCGCCGAAAACAAAGTCCCAGCCGTTCCGCTCTTAGCACTCCCGCTAGTCAGAAACGCTCCGCCAACAGTTGAAGTTGCATTGATGGTAAATGCCGCCACTGAAGCAGAGTTTGTTGCAACAGAGGGGTTAGCTGTCGTAGCCGTGGCAAACGTACAGGCCACGCGCGTAGCGTTGCTGTAGTCGACATTCTCAGTCCAACCAGCATGACTTGACATGGTGTCGCCAGCAGCAGGAGTGTTAGAAGCAGCAGCGCCATACAGACCAATATACCAAGTTGTAATTTGAGTAACGCTAGTAAGAGCAGAACCCGCCATATAAGCTAGACCCGCGTTAACCACAAGATTATCTTCTTCGGCTTCCCACTTTAACGCGCCATCTTTGTCATAGCACTCCATTTTAAATCTGCCAAGCGCTATTGCGCTTTGCTTTGCTTCGGGGGCGCATATCAACCCTGCGGATACGGCATCGGTGGATGTGGTGTTCTCGTTAAACAAAGGAGAATCCTTTAAGAAATGCGAATAATCGCAGATGTGTTTGATACGGCGGGGAACTGTACCGTAAATGTTGTGGTTGAAGTCTTGTCTGCCCCAAAGTCCAGTACACAAACAGAACCACCAGATGTGTATATCAACGCACCACGGGCCGTCAGGGCAGATGCCCAAACTGCATTGTCAAACGAGATGTACGCCGTATTACCAGAGTTGCCTACCGTAGGTGTCTGTGCAATCGTAAGAGCAAGACCGCCAGCCGTGTACCCTGTAGCCACAACTTCGCCTGTAGCCGTATAAGCCGTGGTAGAGGCATTAAGCGTGGCGTCATTAGTGTACAGAGCCATGTAGAACGTGCCGGACGTAAAGTTGAACGTCCCGTTCATGATGCCTGTTTTGAAAGTGTTGCAAGCAAAGTTTCCTGTAAAAGCCATTACGTCACCGCCTGCCTAAATTGTCCAGACCGGTAAGCGTCCTGACGCTCCATGCCATCGCCAAGGCGTTTAGCCAAAGCCAAGGCTTCTTTGTACTTGGCATCGTATCCAGTAATGATGTCTACTTCACCTTTCATAAAGGTGTACGCCTCAACCAGTGAGCCGTAGAGCAACACAGAGTCAAAGTTGTCGCCCAGCCAAGTTTGACCGGAGCTTGCAACGGTGATTGACTCTGGGTAATAGTAATAATGCAGTTCAACACTATATACCGCGTCTGGTGTGGGGCCAAGAATGAATGACAACTCATTTGTAATAGTTACCCCGCTTACCGTTGGGCCAAACAAAGCGTAGTATTTTGGAATTGCTGTGTCTGTTGGAGTTGGGTATGCCTGACGGATGAAGTTCACATCCTTGTTTAGCAAGTACTCATACGCGCCCGTGGCATCAACAACAGCCATTGAATAGGTAGCCAAAAAGTCAGATGGGCATGACAAATATTTATTGCTGGTAGTTGTGGAGGCTGTTACGTTCTTACGAATAGACGGGAACTGTACCGAGTTATAAATGCGTTGTTCAGCCTGCGTAATGAAGGTATTGATCTGCGTAGTCGTAGATACAGTACCTCCACTCGCAAGGTATACATCAGGGAACTGATTCTCCGTGTATGACTGAATCGTGTTATACAACTCGGTGTAGTTCATGCCATTGGGCCTCTAGACATCAAGCCTTTGGTAGCCGCGCCGGTGCCGCGCATTTTGATGCCATCAGTCTTAACCTTTTCGTCGCCAGCAGATTTGCTGATGCCACCAATACTCACATCAAGCGTATCAAGTTTGCCGCGATTTGGCATTTTGCCGGGGTTGGGTTCAATGCCAACAGCTTTGCCGGTCATGGTGTGTGGTGCAGCATAGACAGCGGCATTACCCACTTCTTTGCCCATTCGTTTGTCGCTGAATTTAGCCATTAACCGCTCCTTTGATTGTTTGCTCGGGCCATGTTACGACCAACAGCTTTCATTTGGTCAGTGGTCACACCGCCCTTGGCTAATTTAGTCATAGGCTTACCGGGGTGCAGCTTTTTCTCGTGCTTATGTACAGCACCCGCGATCATTTTCTTGTCTTGTTTTAAATCTTTCTTGTCCATCACTGACTCCTTATGTCGTTGCTACCGTAACTGTACCAATTTCCACTGCCATTGCCAAATTATTTGGGGTTAAAACAGCATCAAACCCTTGAGAACCTCCCACTGGGTTCCATCCCCACTGAAAGATTCGGCTACCGCCACCTGACTCCCCATCTGCTAACAGCCCAGAGACAACATAGCTGCGGTCAGGGCGAGGGTTCCTCAAAGCTTGCGGATCGTCCACCGGGTACATACCCAACTGCAACTGTGGATGGTCGGGATCCCAACAAGCGGGGCAAACCAACAGGTTGTAATTCTTGGTCTTAATGATCTCCGTCTTCAAGACTTTCAGTTTAAACCTTTGCCCGCATCGGTCACACTCCGATATTGCATGTTTGCCTGCGGCAAAACGATTACCCATCCTTACCTCCCAATGTAGGTCTGGCGAGGGACAAGTCGCAATGCGGCTTTCTCATGATCTTCGTACGCTGCCAGTTCCCAAGCCTCGTCATACTGTGCTTTTAGTATGGGCAAACGTTCCATACCGGTAGGGATCTTCCCAGCAACGTAATACGCTAGGCCAGCAGCCATGCAGGGGATGAACCTGAACGGCACATCCATGATGTTGACACCGCCGCCTGCGTCTTGGGTACGACGTAAGCGCCAATACACAAGTTGATAGGTCTGTGCATTGTCTGGCGTAGGCCAAACGGTAACTGCTGGGACTTGCTGCCAATAAACGGTAGCCGCAGCCGTATGCCCTACAGCAATTGTGTTTTGCTGTGCACGGAAACAATTGAATAGCGTTCCGCTGACGGCGTTTGTGTTCTGAGTGATATACCCGTAATTGATAATCTCGTTGTCAATCTTTATAAACCCTGCTGCGGGTAAACCCGTAACATCACTCAACACGATTGTGTCTGATGTACTTGTGATTGTTGTGGTTAGCGTAGAAGAGATAGGACTAGCCTGCCCGTTGTATCGTTGAATCCAAATCTGAATAGGTCTGGCTTGGGTAATTTTGTTTGGTATCGTAGCGTAGGTTGAAACGCTGATGCGAGTGATACTTAAATCAGCTTGAGTTGAGGCTACGTTGCCGCCGGTACGGATAACGTGTTCCAACAGGTCAATGGTGTCGTTTGGGAGCGGATAGGTGTTTTGACCCTGTACAAGATCAATAACGCCAGTCTCTATCGTCCACAAGTTGATGCCCCGGTTAGCCCAATCGGCAAACATAATGTTCAGGCTGCGTCTGGCCGTACGAAGGTCATAACCGGTGCGCAACTCGCTACCGGCGCGTTCAAACGCTTCCTCCACCAACTCGGTGAGGTCTAGGTTAAAACTTACTGCGCCGGAAGTGTTCGCCATTATCTAAATCCTGCCGTTTTCTTTGCCACCTTGGGTGGTTGTTTCACGAATTGTTTCCCTTTAGCTTTGCCAGCACGTTTTGCACGTGTTGTCGCAGCGTACTCAGCAGGGCTGAGACTTTTGATCGCAGCTTTTGGAAGGTATCGCTCACCAGTGTCAGAAGATTTTTTACCACTTTTAGTTGTCCAATCTTGTTCGCCCCAGTTTTTTAGGGATTGCTGGGGCTTTTTAATCACGATACCCGCCGCCTGCGGCCTTGTAGCGTTTAGCCATTACCTGCGCTTTTCTTGCGCTCCATTGCCCTGCGCCTGTACCAACGATTGCCGCAGCTTTGACGCTGTTGAAAATCCGTTTGCGTAAATCAGGCTTGGTGTAGTTACCCGCCTCATTTACTTTGGATTTTGTTTCGCCACCTTCTTTATATGCCTTGACCTTGTTCGGATCATCCTTGCGGGTAATCGTCTTGGCCTTTGGCATCTTGGAGGGGTTGACAGCGCCCATGCCACGAGAAGACATCATGATTTAACACATCTTTCCGCGAGTTTTACCTTTAACCGCACAGCCGTCAGCACGTGAAGATGCGGTCATGCCGCCCTTAGCAAAGGGCTTACCCATATCCGTCTTGGTGGTAGGCGCTTGCTTGGCTTTATCTCGCATCTTTTTGTCTGTGGCTTCTTGTGTCACGCTAGGTGGCACCGGTGCATCTGTACCGCCAGATTTTGCTTCTTTACGGTACTGCGCAGCTTTTTTGTCGTCTTCAGTCATACCGCCTCCTGCCATACCCTTACCGGAAATAATCTCGCCCATGCCAGCACGAGAAGGAGTTTTATCGTCTTTTTTATCTTTAGAGTCATCACTGACGGCGGTTTTTATACCCGCTGCGGCTGCGCCAGCGCCTGCTGCACGCACACCTGTTCGGGCTGCTGCTCGGTCTTGGGCATCTTCAGTCACCTTCTTGGCGTTGCCGCGTAAGTTAGAGGTGTCCTTGTTGATTTTTTTAAGGTCGCCCATTGTGCTGGCGCTACCTCTCAAAGAAGGCATTTTGCTGTACTTGGTTCCGCTGATACCTGCGCCTGCGCCGCCGCCCTCAAGTATTTGGTCATCGGTTGGTTTCTTGCCAATTTTTGCCATGACTGTTCCTTAGCAGATTTTGCCGCGTGTTTTGCCTTTGGAGGCAATGCCGTCAGCACGACTGGAAGCAGATGAAGCCTTAGCCACCATACCGCCAGATTTATACCCTCTTTGTTTAGCCGCACGACGTTTGGCATCGGCAACTCTGGCTGCGCGAGAAGCCACCATAAGCGCATCCGTCTTATGGCCGCTTGAGGTATTGGCCCCAGTTTGTTCTTCTACTCTGTCGTTAAATTTTTGTGTTTCTGGGTTTTTAAAAGTTCGTGTGTAGTCGCTAAACTCGCCTTGAGCGGCTTTGCTCGTTTTAGCTTCCCGGTTTACTGCGCGAGAGACATTAGCAAGCTGGTCACTGCGCAAAGCGCTGGATGTATTAGCCCCAGATTTTTTGTTCAAAGTGTCATAAACTTCTTGTTTTTTCGGGTCTTTATAGTTCCGAGTAATTGATTGAAATGGCGTAGAGTTTTCGTCAGCAGGCGGCAAATCGTTGCCCGTAACCACTTTAGGGGGTTTGACAGGCGTGGGTTTCACATCCAAATTAGGTTCAGACTTATCTGTCCCGGGGGTGGTAGTACCAGACTCCCCCTTGGTTGATATGGAGGTGGATTTGTCCGACTTGTCTGCGTCAGCGATGCTTTGCGCCGGGGTCTTCAACCGGGTTTCAGTGGACTCGGGGCGAGCAGCCCTTGTATCCACACCAGCAGTTGCCGCCTTACCAGCGTCTTTGTTTTTCTGATTGTTGTACAGGTACGCCGCGCCCGCAAGGGCAGCAAGACCCGCTAATGTTCCGTCTTTTTTGCCCATGATTGACTCCTTAGCAGGCTTTGCCGCCCATTTTCATAGTAATCTGCTTGCCCTTGGTTGCACCCTTGGACTCAATGCCACCGCCCTTGGCCATGCCACCTTTAGCCATCTTCATGCCATCTTTGGCAGTGTCCATACCTTTTTTCATCGTGGGTTTGCCCATCTTAGAAGGCATCTCTGATTTGGCTCCAGCTTTTTTCTTAGCTATCATTGCCATAAAACCGGGGTTCATTTTCGTTGCCATAGTTCCACCTTCTTTAAAAAGTTCCTGTTTACCTTGATTGGTTTTAGGATTGTTGATTTTCTGACGATCAGCACGGGTTGCGACTGAACGATCCTTCCCAAACTTCATGCCTTTACTGGCCCCACTGAAGTCCTTTGCCACCTTCTGCGGGATGCCCGCTTGTGTAGCAAACGCTTTGTTGTGCGCCGCAGCGTCCATGAATTTCTTTTGTTTAGGGCTTGTTGCTGGCATCGTCGTCTTTCTTACGATTCAACAATTTCTTCATAGTCTCGGTTTCGTAGATGCGGATTGCCACCCAGACAATACTGAGCAGTGCTGAGACAGCAGGTAAGAATTCCACAAGCGTTCCTATGACAGTGAGAAGGGACGCACCATCAAGGGCATACTTCAGAGTTTCTTGGTTTTGTTCGTTCATGGTTACCTCAACACTTCCATCTTGCTAAAGAAGCCGCCTTGCGGGTGGGCTTACCTTTTTCATCTTTCATCGGGCCGGGCATACCAGACATACGAGCGCAGAAAGAGTCCTTGCGCTTGCCACCTTGTGGCTGTGGAGCCTTCAGGTTGCTCCCTGTTGCTGCGTTGTACTTGGCACGGCCTTTGGCAGTCAAACCCGCTCCCTTGGAAGCGGGTAGCTTTTCACCACGACCAATTGCAAGAGAGGGGGTTTTCTTTGCCATGATGTGTTGACTTTACTGGTTTTTTGTGGTTTATGCAATTTTTTCTTTTGAAGCTATTATTACCTCAAAAGAACACCAAGAAGTTGCCCGTTGCGCCAAAATCCCATCCCGTATTATTACCACCATTTACGTTTCCGTTACTTAAAAATGCCCGCCAAGTAGCCCCACCTGTAGCTGATGATTGACTAATTGAGCAAAACGAAACGGAAACAGTGCCGCTTGCCTTGGACAGCGTATGGCTTGCGGCAGTGACTGAGCCAATGGTTATCAGGTTGCCTGATGTACCTGATAAACTAAAACTTGTAAACGTGTTGGTTGTCCCTGCCGTAAACAACACAGATGCTGGTTGGGTTGTATTTGCAATGTTGTTAAATGTGTTTGAGCCTATAATGGTCAATGCGCCAGCACCACCTTGATTAAGGTTGTAGTAGGTTAATCCACCACCACCAAAAGTTTTGGCACTTGCACTTGTCATAGAGATGGTTGATGTTCCTGCATTTAGTGTTGCATTTGTACTAGTTGTCATAGAGAATCCGTTAACACCACTCAAGGTAACTGTCGAGCCATTAAGAGTAATTGTTCTTACGTTGGTGTTGCTTGAATTAAAAGAGCTTAGGGTTACAGCATAGTTGCTCGCGGATGTTGTAAATGTTCCTTGGGTAACCGTAAGGGTGGAACCAATAAGAGCACTACCAAGCGTTACAGTAATTCCACTCCCGTTAATGGTGGTGGCTCCAAGAGTTCTACCGTTGCAAGTAAGTGTTCCTGAAGCTAGGAAGGTTGGGTTAAGATTGGTGTAAGTTCCACTGGCACTAAGGGTAAGGCTACCGCAAGCATTGTATGTCCCAGATACTGCGCCGCTCCCTACAGCCCCCAGAGAAAGGGCTCCAATATAACTTCCGCTTCCAATAAGTATGCCGGGGCTGGCGGATGGGGAAATGCTTACTACAAGATTGAGTGCGGTGGCTACTGTGCCGCCCGTTATTCCATAATTTATAGAAGGGCTTCCACCGCCAACCGTTAAATTAACGGTGAACGTACCCGATAGAGTAAGACCCGTAATTGTGCTCATTAAAAGAGAACCAGAAGCTGCATTTATATTTACAGAAGTTCCTGCATTAACAGTAATAGCTCGGGTGTTTGTATTACTTGAGCTAAAAGTGCCAGTAGAGATACTGCCTGACGTAAGAACGAGAGTGCCAGCAGTAAATGTAAATGTGCTTGTAGCGCTTGCTGTCAGCGCAGCACTAAGCGTAACTACGCGTGCTGCCGCATTGACTGTGACGCTACCAAACGTCTTACTAGCAGAAGTCAAAGTTGCTGTGTCGGTAATTGTCAAAACACCTGTATAGGTATACGTCATCCCCGTAACAAGAATAAAGCTGCCTGCCGTGGAGATGTTGGCAGTTCCTGTTAATGTCCCAGTAAACCCTGTGCAAGTAATTGATAAAGCATTGGTGTTGCCAGTAGCGATTGTGCAAGTAACAGCTCCCGACGCGGCATCAAAAAACACAGCGTCAGCAATCGTGGGAATAGCCTGACCCCCAGCACCACCTGATGTCAGCGCCCATTTAGTTCCAGCAGTAGCGTCCCATGACGCAGTACCCCCAACCCAATACCTAGAAGCCATTAAACCTCCTCAGATGGGGGTGCAGTTACTATGGCAATCCAGTTATCAAACCTTTGCTGTTGCATGGCATTGATCTCATCTTGGGTTAGTCCGTGGTCATCTTCCAAATGCAAAGCATCTGAGAACGTGCCGTACTGGGATGGAAAAGAGAAGTCTATTTTTACCATATTAAGCCTGTGTGGTTACTGCAATTACATCCCAACGGGTGTTGTTGGCGTTATAAATACAACCTACATAAGTTGTTTTGCTAATAGTTGTTGCTGTTGGCAAAGTCACGCCAATAACTGTGTAAGTTGCATTCCAAGTTAACGCTCTGCTTGTGCCGTTGTCTAGCAATCTAAATATCAACTTGTCTCCATCAAGAGGCGTTCCTGTTGGAGCATTGATAGTAAGTCCTGCCGCTAATGCTGTGTATGCGTAGACATCTGCCGTAGCAACACTAGGTGTTAATGTTGCTGCTGATGCGGCTGAAGTAACTCTTGGGTCAATCCGTTTGTTGGTTAGTGTCTCTGTGCCAGCAAGCGTTGCTAATGTGCCTGTTGTTGGAAATGTGACGTTTGTTGCGGCTGTTAAAGTTCTTGTATATGCAAAGTTGCCAGAACCTGTGACAGTCATCGCCGCGTTATTGGCAACGCCCGTGCCGCCATTTGCCGCTGGTAAAGCCGTTCCTGAATAAGTAAAAGCTAAAGTGCCGCTTGTGGTTATTGGGCTGCCTGAAACACTTAAAAGACTAGGTACTGTTGCCGCAACGCTTGTTACAGTCCCTGAACTACTGTCCGGTGCCCAGCCGTTAGCAGTTAAAATATAAGCAGCTTGCCCAGCCAAAGGCCGTGGAACCTCACCTTGAATGCCATCAACCGAAACTGTTGGCGGGGTGAAGGTTCCAAAATCTACTATGCCAGAATGTGGCGCAACAGACATGATTACAAGCTCGCTAAAAACTCTTGATGTTTAGCCAAAATACTTTCTTTGGCGGCTGTAATTTCAGCTTTTATGGCATCTACTTCAGCTTGTGCATTTGCAAGAGCTTGGCTACGTGCCGCAAAATCCGCAGAGACTGCATCAGCATCTGCTTTGGCTTTTTTAGCTGCTAACAGAGCCGCTTTGGTAGCTGTTGCATCCACTTTGGCTCCATCAACAAGTGCTTGGGCTTCAGCTTTTAAAGCATCAGCTTTTGCCTGCGCATCGCTAACGATTTCTGCTGCCTGAACTTTTGCCGCTGCAACAGTTTCTGCTGCTGTTTTCTTGGCTTCTGCTGCGGTGCTTTTAACGTCAGCAAGTTCAAGTGCAATGGTTTCACGCATCCTGACAATTGAATCTGCTGGGCCAACAAGCTCCACAAACTTCTTGTTCTCCGCCGTGGCAGTTTCAAGCGCATCAATCTTGTTCTTGTACACCGCTGGGTTTGAAACCAACGACAATAAGTCCAAAAGCTGATTTGCGCCGCCTACATTGGAAGTTCCGCTGATGTCTGTAGAAATTCCCATATTATTCTCCGCCAGCTTGAATGATTGTCAGCACGGTTGTGCCTGTACCAGATGCTTGCTTCAACCTGATACCCCTTACAGGATACGCAATGTTGGAGTCCTTTGTGGTCGTCTGGCTTGTTAACGTGGCATGGTCTGTCCAGTTGCCAGAAGATGCAACGTAGTTGGATGCAAACACATTGTCAAACGTGTACTGCACCGTATAGTTGACTGTCCCAGTTACCAATACATTCAACGCAATATTAAACGGCGAAACGTAATGGTCAACAGGGCAAACCGGCGAATAAATTGCCGCTGCTGTTGCATCAATAAGTGTATAAACGACAGGGCGCATTTTATGCTCCTAATCAATTATTGTTGAGTGGCGGTTGGGTTAGCAGAACCATCAGAATCTTTAACAACATACGTCATAGTCAATGTGCCAGCGCCAGAGGTGGCAGTGACGTTAGCCTGTGTAAACGTGATGATTGCGTCTGACGTACCTACGTTGTTACACAACACAGCGGCAGCGGCAGAATTATTGCCAAGCAAAATATTTACGATGCCAGTGTTTGCAAATACGCTTCCGTTTGCGGCTGTATTGATTGCAACAGCATTAGAGAAAAGTGCGTATGTAGGGGTGGTGGTTGCATAGGCAATAGTGGTGTTAAACGCCGCAGAAAGAATCTGTGAGCCTGCTGGAATAGTGAAGGCAACCGTAGCTGCCGTAATGTCCGTGTACAGGATGTCTTTAGTTTGAGTAACTACAGTAGCGCCCAAATTGCGAATGGTGCCAGAAGTTGTGCCAGTTGTGTTTTTAACAGTGCCCAACAACCAAGGGCCTAAGTGAGTTGCGAATCCCATAAGAATATCTCCATGCGTTAT